TGTTACATCAGGAGGGAAAAATAAATTTACACTTTGAGACTGGCAAACAAACTCTTGTCGTTGTGCAGCGTGTTCCACTACCCAAGATTGATTTATTTCTACAGCAGTCTTAAAGACTTCTTTTTCCACTTCTGACAAAATTTCAAGATGTTGTACACTTCCTTTGTTAGAAACTATGTCTCTCCATACAGCTTCTGTGTTAGCATCTTTATCTTCTAGTAACTGTTCCAGATACTTATTCTTTTGTAGAAATGATCCACTCTTTGTTTTCTGAGTGTATGCATTAGCACGAAAAGGTTCTATACTTGGAGAAGTATTTCCGCATATAATAGAACTACTCGCATTTGGAGCAATCGCTAATAAATGTGCGTTTCTTACTTCGCAAGTATCGTCATCTGGGCAAGCACCTCTTTCGACAGCTAGTCTACGAGTTTCATCAAGAGCATCTTCTTTTATGTGCTTAAACATTGTATAGTTTGCGGCACTTGCTCCTAAACTTTCGAAAGGAATTTGATTCTTCTGCAAGTAGGCATGATATCCCATTGCTCCCAAACCAATACTTCTTTCTCTCATAGCGCTGTATTTGGCTCTTTCCATTTGCTCAGGCGCGTTATCAATAAAGTATTGCAATACATTATCTAGCATGCGTACTAAGTCTGGTATAAATGCTGGGATCTTAGACCATTGGTCATAATACTCCAGATTTACACTTGATAAACAACATACTGCTGTTCTTTCTTCGTTAGTTGCAAGAGTAATTTCTGAACAAAGATTACTATGATTTACATAGAGACCTTTCTTCTTTTGAAACTCGGGCAAATCTTGATTTACTGCATCTTCAAACATAAGATAGGGTTCACCTGTCTCCATTCTATTCTGTAGTATCTTTACCCATAGTGTTCTTGCGGACACTACTTTTTTAACTTCGTTACTGTGAGGATCAATAAGTTCCCAACTATCATCAAAGTTTTCTTCTCTAGTTGCACGGTGAATAACTTCCATAAACTTATCATTTATGACAATCCCGTGATGTAAGTTAGTACATTTACGATTAATGTCCCCGCCCGTCGCTTTCCGAATATCTAAAAATTCTTCTATCTCTGGATGGGTAACATGTAAGTAACCTGCATAACTACCTCGTCGTGTAACTCCTTGTGAAAAAGCAAGCATCTCTGCATCTACTACTTTCATAAACGGAATCGCACCTGTAGACTCTGAGCCTTTCGAGGTTTTTGTTCCTTGTGAACGCACTGCACTCCATGAGCCGCCAATTCCACCACCAAATGATGAAAGGTAGGCATTCTCAGTATAGTGGTCGGTAATACCTTCTCTACTATCTTCTACGTAATTTAGAAAACATGATATTGGCATACCTCGTTCTGTGCCACCATTAGAAAGTACAGGAGTAGAAAACATAAACCATAGATTACTTGCGTAATCGTATAGTCTTTGTGCATGATCTTCGTCATCTGCGAAAGCTTTTGCTGCTCGAGCGAAAGCCTGCTGAGGACTAACTTCATCTCCTACTAGGTATCTATCTTCTAGTGTCTTGTGACTAAACTCTGTTAAGAGTAAGTCTTTACTATAATCTATTTTCATTTAAGTGCCTTTTTAAAGTATTATTAATAACTTCTGTGTTTTGTACTCCAATAGCTGTCTCCGAGTAAGTAACTAAATCCATAAGCTCAACGTTCATCAGAAGTTGTTCTGCGTTTTCGTTGAGACTTTGTATAAATTTATATTTCCCCTCTATAGGACAAGCATTGTAAATATCAAAAACGTCTCCATATTGTTCCATTAGCTGTACTGCGCGTTTTGGACCAATCCCAGGTATTCCTGGCACATTGTCCCCCTTGTCGCCGCACAAGCATTTGAATGTAATATAATCAGGAACATCAAAATCATAATGTTCATCCCAATTATCTAATGTAATTTCTTTTCTAGTAACTGTACTAAAACGAGAAACACGATCGCTTATAAGTAAATCCCAATCCCTATCGGAAGATACCATCCAACATTCATCTAGCCCGTAGTCATCTAAGTGCTGTGTGATGTATGCCGCAATATCATCTGCTTCAACTCCCTTGAATTGAAAGACTGGATATTTTTCTTTGAGTAATGTTAAAGTATTACTAAACTCTGCCATAAACATAGCAAACTCTTTTTCTTCTTGAGGAGTTTGTTCTGCGTACTTTACTTTTCTGTTGGCTTTATATTCTGGGAATATTTCTTTTCTATAGGAACTACCGCCATCAGCAGCAATCACTATAGTACCTGCATTGTACGACTTTGCCAAACTTTCTACAGTTCGTACATAATCGTGTTTAAAATCTGTAACGCCTTGGTGTTTCCACCTAAAAGCTATATTAAGACTATCAACTATCAGCAAGTTCCCAACTGGTGCTGGGTCGCCAAGGCTTGAGAATGTTATCGCCATTTGTAAATATTATCTCCTCTTTTTCTAGCCAGTGTTCTGCAATTAGTATATATGCACCTAGCCAGGCAATATGCATATAATGCAATGTATTTTTTGGTTTTCTAACTGTTGCTGCAAAGAACTTTCCGTGGTTCTCTCTAAATATCAGCAACGGTTCTTGTCCCATTTGTTGTGCTTGCTTACAAAGTTTACTCCACCACTTGAAAAGATTATTACTTTTCTGGGTGTATATCTTACTGTTAAAGCCTATATCTTTATAGAACTTAACTTCTACAGTAAATAAGTTTACTTTGTCAGGCACCATACAATCTCCTTTGATCTTTCCACTTCCAGATCCTGGAGTTTGTACCCATTTTTCATCCGTAAGTCTATCAAGCATAGATAATACTTGTTGTTCCCCTCGGTTACCTTTTTGTCTAGGATTAACCAAGTTCGAGCCTACTCATTTTTTCTTCTTTTATTACTTCTATTCTAGCTAGTAATGGGTGTGACCAGCCGTGTGATACTATATAAGTATTCAGGTTTTCTTCTCCCAGTAGTAATTCTACTAGTAATTCCTTTCCTTGCTCATCTAAAACATTTGTTACTTCGTCTAAGAATAACACGTTTATTTGAGACTTAGATATACTACTCATTAGTTTACGAATTGCTAAAAGTGTTGAAGTGTTAACTCTTGCTAACTCCCCTGCGCTCAAAGCTAGTATATCTACAGTTTTGCCATTATCATCAATTTCTACATTTAGTTTATCGTTTAATACGACAAACTCAAGACTGAATCGTCCGTCTGATAACTCAGCAAGGTATTCGTTTGTTAGTTCTTCGAGATCTTTTACTAAGTTCTCAATTTTATATGCTAATAGTCCATTTGTACTAAAAGCTTTTTTAAGTATATCAACATTAGCAAACTTAGTATTAGCTTTATCTAGCTCTGCACTAAGTTCTTTATGTTGATCTTCAAAATCTGTTTGTTGTTCTTCAATAATTGAAAGTCGAGTATTGTGTCTTTCCCTGCGTTCGTTTTCTTCTATTACTTCTGTTACTCTTTCTTGTCTATTGCTTATTCTTTCTCTCAATTTAATTATTTTATCTTGTGTTTCCTCTGAGTCTGGAATTTGTGAAGATAGTGTGTGGTCTATGTTTCTATATATTTCTTCCCAACTATTTATCTTCTGCTCCATTTGTTGAAGCATTTTATTAGCAGCATTCATATCTACTAGCTTGTCATTTATTTCTTCTAACTTCTCAGTGTACTGTGTACGTGCACTTTGATGTTTGTGTAGTTCTTGTCTAATAAAGCTTAAGTCTATGTCTTGACCACAAGTTGGGCATCCTGCCTCGTCTAGTTCTTGTAAGTCCATATACTTCTTAACCATTCGTACTTCTTGAGCACCTCGTGATTTTATTTCACCAATTTCTTGTACTAGCTGCTCTGTGTCTTGCCATTTATTATTACTTATATACTCTTTCGCTAATCCTAAATCTATGGACTCTAACTGGCTTTTGTATAAATTATTTTGGTTAATTTTTTTCGTGATTTCTGAACTATTTTGGAATTCTACTTGTAAAGACCCTAAAGATTCTTCATCTTCTTTTGAATAAAATGGTAATTCCAATTTCGAAAGTAGTGATGTATCTTCCAAATAATTTTCTGATAACCATTTATCAATTGTATCAATTTTCCCTTGTATACTAGAAACGTCTCCAGCTAAATTTCGTGATAATTCTTTAAAAACATCAAAGTATTTTACATAACTATCTAACTGTAATAAATCAATTAAGAATCTTTTACGGTTTGTATCAGTAGCAGTTAAGAATTGCAAACTAGCATTAGTATTCTGGTAAACAATCTGTGAGAAAGTTTTAAAATCTATACCAATTACTTCTTCTAAAGTCTTATATGTATTTGTAGCTGTATGACTAGATATGTCCTCTCCATTTTTATAGAGTTTCACTTTTATACTACCTCTACGAATAACTTCGATTAAGTACTCATCATCTACAACATCAAAAGACAAAGATATATCATAGCCTTTATTGACTTCACGATTTGGTATGTCTGCTTTTTTAATTCCTTTTGAATTCTTATTAAATAAAACTTCTTCAAGAATCAAAGGAATAGAACTTTTACCTGTTCCATTCGTACCGATTAACTGAGTAACTATAGTGTCATTGAGATCTAACTCATTATTTTCACCATAACTAAAACAATTACTCCACTGCAACTTCTTTAGCGTAATCACTAAACACTCCTAAAATATTTTTAACTTTACTATCATCTAACTCTAATATATAACTTAGGTACTCACCTAGTTCTTCTTCCATTGTCATTTCTTTGCCCAATATTAGAGTTGCTTCTGTTTTTCTTTTTATAACTTTTTTATCAAGTAGCTCACTATTTTTGATACTACTTAAGTCTGCTACATCTCCCTCAATCTCATAGATTGTATGATCCCATTCTGTTTGAACCATGTCGTCTGGATCAGTAACTGTTTTACGAATTAACTGTGGCAAATTAAAAGTATGCCATGTCCACTGCCATTCATCCTTGTTGTCTATTAATAAATACCCTGTCTCTACATTGTTCCTATGAAAACTTGTAGTCATAGGTGAGCCAGGATATACTATGTTTCTTTGTGTATTGCTATGTGCATGTAAATCGCCTGCAAATACTACTTTGAATTTATCAAAGCGTTTTAAGTCTACTTCTGGCTGTACATGAGGTGGTATTTCTCCTCGTACATGAGTAAACAATATACTATCTTCTACACCTTCTATGCTTTTAGCTTTGTGTAAGTCTGCATAAGGTAGTATTGTCCAGTCATCTCTGGAATATGTTTCGTCTATTACTGTTACTAGAGGGTTTAATTCAGTAGTAACTTTTTTCAAGTTTGTAAAAAATGTTTTATTCTTTCGTGTAGCTTCGTGGTTGCCATCATATATGATAGTCTCGATGCCCACACCTTTTACAAAATCAAAGTATAATGTAAGTTCATCCATGGTAGGGACTCGATCAAACAAGTCCCCTCCAATGATGTGCAAATCAACCTCTTTTTCAAGATCATAAATTTGGTCAAAGAATAACTTATAGCGAGAGCAAGCCCAAGCTACTGGTACATTCTTTTGTCCGAGTTTAATATGCCAATCTGCAGTGAATAGAATCATGCTACGAACTCATCCCCAGGTGTCCAAGAACATCCTGTAAGACCACCAGCCTGTAAGGCTTGTAGTGTTCGTAAAGTTTCCTCTGCGTTTCTTCCCGTATCTAACGCGTTTACTGATACATGTTGGATTATTCCTTCAGGGTCAATTATAAATGTTGCTCTGTAGTGTACTCCATTAGCCTCATCAACAATACCTAGTTTATTCCCTAGAACAAGTCCAGAGTCTGCACATAGTATGTGTCGAATATTATTAAGGGCTGGGTTGGATTCTTTCCAAGCTTTTTTGCAGAACTCATTGTCAGCACTCACACCAATAACATCAGCGTGATCGACAAGTTTATCCATATCTACAATTTCGGTTGGGCAGATAAATGTAAAATCTTTTGGGTAAAAGTACATTACTGTCCAGTCGCTTAGTAGTATATCAGCTTGAATAAGGTCATTCTCCTCATTGCAACCTTGCATACTAAACTTTGGATATTTATTTCCTACTGTAAGCATAATACTCTCCTAAGAAATGTCGAATTCGTCAGAAACAGTTTCGTCAGGTGTAGAGTTGCTTGCGCCTTCTCTTAATCTGTCGAGTAGTTCTTTCTGTGCATCCGCTGTTGGTCGAGTAAGTACTTCGTCCATTGACTTAAGTTCTGCAATGAGTTCCATTTCAGATTCATCCAACTCTCTTTGTTTGCACTTGAGAGCTTGTAGTTGATATTCAACATTATAAGCCATTGGTCCAGTTTTTACTCTCTTAAAGTAAACATCCCATCCAGCACTTGGGTCAGTTGGATCACCAAGATCTTCTGCTGCTACCATAATCTGCTCGAGTAGTTTTTTCTTTAAGTTTAGTACTTTGACTTTTCCGTCATGTATACACTGGATCGCATAAGACCAACCGCATTTAAGTTCTGGATGATATTCTCTAACCCAGTCTTTTTCTACATTGGTAAATGCTTCTGAATCTCTATCGAATGATAGACACTCGAACGGTAAATTTTTACCATTTTCGCCTTTCAACCAGTAAACATAGCGAGGAAGCATATCCCCTACCATTCTTACTACGTTGTCGCCTTCGACATATTGATAAC